GTTAATGTTGCAGGAAGAACGTGGCGCATACGATCACGGTTATCACGTCGGTGTTCGGGCTATGCAGAATGCCTGTATCGAAGCCGTGAAATATGTGTTAGAAGATTATGAAGAGTATGGAGTGGCCACGAAAGAAGTTAAGTTGGCTATCGGCACATGTTTGGAGATGTTGCGGAACACTGAAGTTGCCCATGATGAACCAGAAACAGTGGTGAAGTGATGAGTGGGATTCAAGGCAGGAAAAGTGTACGCCAGAACATGCCCAAACGGGCATAGTTTGGCTTACTAACGGGGGGTCACTCAACGAAACGGTGACTCCCCACCCAACCTCTCCACAATCTTCTCAAGGATACGTTCTTCCTTACGACGCACGGTACGCTCAGCAACATCAAGCGTGACTGCTACCTGTGTAAACGACTCACCGTCACGATACAACGACTCGATGACAGCCCTGTCGTCCACGGTAAGAGAATAGAAAGCACCACGCACATCAACCACCATGGCAAGTTTGTTTCCACCCTCAGAGGGCACTGATTTGCCCCGCAACTCACCATTATCAACACCGCTAGTAGTCCAGTCATCCACATCAAAAATGTCTGCGATAAGTTCACGCACCATCTGAGGATTGTAAAAGAAAATATCCCCGCCTTTGAGACCTGAACGCTTCTTGCGTTCCTTGGCGATCACAGTAAGGCAACGCTGACGACACGCCTGCCGGAGTTTGTTGTGACCATGGCGACCTTCATCTCTCCACGTTACTACCTTACGGTAGTTTTCTACCATCCACATGTTTGATTCACCGATAAGATCCCCGAGGTCTATCAGTCCACGCCCTGCACGGTACGCACCTTGCGCCCCTTGCTTTGCTAGTTTAATTTCACTGTCCGTTATGGTCATCTCCACGAGTACTTCACACCTTCCACAATAAAAGACTTATTCACTATCGGTATTGCCACTGGTGTAACGTTGTTCCCGTCCTCATACAACAAACCGAAGCCTTGCTGCCAGTTCTTCATCTTCGCGTACCTCATACCGGGTGAGTTGAAGTCTGCGAGTGTACCCGCCTCGAAACCAAACACGGTCTTGGGTTGCTTGTTACCTAGCCACGTGAACGTGGTACTTGAGATACCTTGACGGTGGGTGTGCCCGCACACAATGTTTGTGTTGGTTCGCAGGGCTAAACCTAAGGCTGTCTGCCCTGCCTTACTGCTCATGGCACCCTCGTCACCGTGCATGAGTAGCGTGTTCTTTGCTGGTGCCCACGGATCTTTGTGGTAGGTGATACCTAACTGCTCGAACTTGTAGAAAGTTTCGAGTCTCATTTCTGGTACTGTCTCGAAGGCTGGCACCCTTGAGAGTGCAGCGAACCAACGGTCAAGGTGGTTGCTGCGGGTGATGTGCTGCACCTTGAGCATACCTAGTACGTCTACTACACGGTCTCGTTCAGCACCAAGGTTACCTTCGTACATTCCACGGGTACCTAGCGAGTAGCGTGACAGCGGTGCGAGATCACTCTCGTCACCCACACTGATAACAATGTCAGGTTTGTAGTCCTCAATGAATTCCGCGACGGCATCAACGGCTTTGCGATCCTCGAAGGGTATTTGCAGATCACTAATTACCACGGTGCGTTTCATTTAGTTACTCCCTCGTCGTGTAAACATTCACATGTCCATGTCTTATCGAAGTACACTATTACCCTCCGGCAGTTGTCGTGGTATTGTGTCATGCAGTAGCCACACACGTGCTTAACGTCAGGCACAAGGTGCCAATGAACGGCACGTCAGGCACGTGTAAACGGATGGTGGGTCCGAAGGAACGAAACCGTTTTTACATTCGGTACACACACGGTAGTTTCTTAATGCGAAGAAATGTTTTTCGGCCATGTCCCTGCCCTCACCATCATTGCGATGACAGCATAGTTTGCTATGTCTAGCAGGCTGTCGTCTATGGATTCGTTTTGTGGTTCACCTTCCGCATGATAATTCAGGTGCTTGAGTCGTTCCATTTTGTCGTTCATGCGAACCAGTAAACCGTTGAGTGGGCCACCGGGCGCGTTGTTAATGTTACCGGGGCCGTAGTCTAACTGTTTACTGATGAGTACGGATTGTAAACGGTTGTATATTTCTTTCGAGTACGATTCAAAAAGATCCATGCTAGTGATGGTGGTTTCGTCGAACGGTTCCCAGTCGGTCATAGTGTCTCCCCATCACTGTCGGCAAGTAAACGTTTCAGGAGCGCCACTGTTTTCCTTAATTCAGTGACGCGCCACGTTAGTGAAATGTTTTTTAATTCACTGTCGGCACGAGCCTGATCCATGTCATCACGTTCCTTGGTGAGCCTTTCCACATCGTCACTGTACTTGTTTATCAGCACGACTTCTTCCGCATGGTATTCCTTGTACGCAGTCAGTTCTAGGCGCACCTCAATGAGTTCCCCCGTTAGTTCTTCAACCTTACGTAATGCCACGACGCGCTGGTTGGATAGTTCCCTGACTTGTACCTTGAGTTGCTCACCCTCCCACGCGAACAGTCCGGTGCGCCGATAACTGTCATACGAAACACTGGAAGTGTGATAGTCACGGAATTCAAGACGCTCAACGGCGTTCTCAAGCCTTTCAATATATTCGCTTCTTCTCATAGTGGATCTTCCCTTCCATTATACTGTTCCCTACGGAACTGTTCAACAACCTCGTCAGCAATAATCCTGTTAATCTCCCGCTCCTGACTCCACCCAGTGACACGCATGATTACACGGTCAACAAGGAAACCGATAGCAATAAACAGTACGCAACTAACACCGAACCACACCCACGGATTCACAACCCGATCCTCCCTCTGACACCTTCAACACCGTCACGAATAAACACTTCGTTCACATCCATCCCGTCGGGCATGGACACTACCACCGCAACATCAATCTGTTGGGCGATCTTCTTACCAAGATCCCTACCGGGCTGGTCACCATCGGTGAGGACGAATACTTTGTGGTAGTCAGCGAAAGCCCTAGCGTACCAAGGCTTCCATGCGTTCGCACCAGCCAACCCTATGGTGGGTATGCTGCACATACTGTGGGAAATGATCGTGTCCATTTCTCCTTCACATATAGCAATAAAGTCTGAGTCTATCTCGAACGCTTTCACGTTATACAGGTGGGTTTCGGCTCCTTCACGCGACAGATACTTCGGAGAATCGTCATCGTTAACAGCACGGAAGCGAACATCAGTGACACACGTGGGTGTGACGTAGGGGATAGCAAGTCTACCCACGTACCGTTCGTGTCCCACCAGAGGATCGGCCACGAAGCCGAGGCGGTGTGTAAACGCGGCCTCTTGACTTATTCCCCTTGCTGCCAGATACCCCGCGACCTGATCCACTTGTGTTTCGTACGCTGCCGTCGCTTGTTCCAGTAAGTTCTTCGCATCTAACGAGAGCATCTTTGAATCCTAACTGTTCGTAATGTTGGACGACCGCTATCGCGTCACCCGAAAATCCGCACGCTAAACATTTAACTTGACCTGCATCTTCACTGACACGGCAGGACATGTGACTGTCGTCGTGTGCCCCACACTTTACTGTCTGCCACACGCCACGGGGTGATGGTAACGTCCACCCGTAGTGTTCTAGCACGGGCCATATGGGGAACCTAGCGTCAGTCATTTCGTGCTTCCGTCAGGGTTCATGTTGTGATCGGCATAGAATTGTCTCTTGGCTTCTTCGCCACCAAAAACAACTGCGATCTCGAAGTATTTGGAAAGGTAAGAATAATACTTTGTGAAGTATGCGGCTCGTAGTTCATCAATGTACTCTGCAATGGGGAGCCTAGCGTCAGTCACGATAAGCCCTCCCATTTCAGTAGGTTCAACAAAGTATCCAACGTCATAATGACGCGACCCTCACCAACGCTTTGTTGACGTGCCTTAACCATGACAACAGGGTAGCACACGTTTTTGTACTTAGCCTCATAGTTGTCTGCTTCCACTTCGGCCTGTCGCAGGAACTCTTTCAACGTCACCGATGCCACGTTCTTCGCCTCAACCACAATCACCTTGTCACTCTTAAGCGTGATTGCTACGTCGCCAATGTCTTTCGCCCCGGCACGGGGTAAGCGTCGTGCTTTAATACCAACGTCGTTGAGATAGTTTTCTATATCGGATTCCCACTTGCTTCCCTTAGCCTTGTTCGCTGCACTCATTCCATGTCCCTCAGTAGCATTGACTCTGGCGAGTAGTTCATCCACACTGCCGTGCCACCCGTGGCATCCGCTGGCCCGTAACGGTTCTTTACTGGTGCAACGGCCATGAGTCCCGGCTGTTCGGATGACAGGGTAAGGATCAGTGAGGGTATTTGTGCGATCTTTCCGTGCAACGCTGCCCGTGGCGGGCAAGGGTTGCTGTTGTACGATTCGCTGGTGTGATGCAGGATGAGGAAGGCTGAGTTCATTTCACGTGCCCACCATTTAACTTCACGCATCAGTGAACGCAACGAACCGAACTCGTCACCACTCTCGTGAGTAATATCTACGGCGTTGTCTACTACTACAAGTTCGGGGTCGGAACCGTACAGTTCACGGTACACGTTGATCTCATCTTCAAGGTCACCCAACGTGGGGCTGGCATCGAACATCCATTTGATGTGACCAGCGTACTGCCTCAGTAGACCACTAGCCCAGTCAACGTCCATCATCATGCGGGATTCGACTTCGGATTGTGGCATCCCCGTTATCATGGACACTGATCGGATTGCCATGGTGGATTCGTGACTGTCAGCACTAGCGTACAAGGTTGGTACTTGTGTTTTGAGTGCGAGGGCTAGGGCCACGGTGGATTTACCTGCACCGGGTGGACCTGCGATCATGGATACTTCACCACGACGGATACTTATATGCTTGTCTGCCCATGAACGGAAGGGTAGGTGTAGTGCTGCTCCACCTTTGTCAAGTGAGCGTACTGCACGATCAAGTGTTCTCATGTTGTGCGCCTCCTTATTCTGGTAGCCCACCACGTAATAAAGAAAGCCTTGTTGCGGAAAGAAAACTTTAGACTTGTCGCACCAGATCTTTCAAAGTCTAAAGCCACCCCAACTTGGTGGTCGTAGTCTTGCCTGATAAGTCTTACTTGTAAGTTGAGGAAACTTCTAGCGTATATGGTGCGTTCGCCGGGGGCCGACGTGTGGTAGTTGACGTTGTAGATTCTTTTACTCATGTTTCTCCTTCAGGGAAAGGGTAGTAGAGGTGGTGTGTGGGAGTCGAACCCACGGATCAACGATAATTACCCACGTCGCGCCGTAATGAAGATCCCTTGAGCATGGCCCCCCTGTGAGGTCAGCGTTCCACGTTATCGGCGTGGCACACTCCGTAGAGTGTGGCTAGACCCCGGTGAGTTTCCAAAAAGTTCCCTCCGGCTTAGTCGCTTACCGTGCACGGTCCCGCCCGTACCGCTTCGCACCACCATGAATAGTGTGGACGGGCCGGTATTAGCGGCTAACCGTCCACACCGAGTCTAGTTAACCGGAAATCACAAACCAACCGGGTTCGACTTCCAGCAGTCCCTGTAAAGAATCGTGCTGAATCTTTAAGTTCCGAACCAGCACGTTGGCGCACTCCAAGACAATCATGTTTTGGGTCTTCTTGGGTGAACCTTGGCTTCGCGCCAAGGTTGCGGCAACGGTGAGTATGTTGCTTCGAGACTTCTCCAATACCGCTATGCAGTCACGGACACCTTGCCGGTACTGCCTATCCAACTCGTACTGTTCGCACATGACGCAACCCTCCTAGTTAACTAGCAACAAACGTGTGCCACTCTGGTGTCTTGTTGTCAAGGAACTGTGCAGCACATTGACCCGGTGTACCCTTGGGTGTTGGACACATGTACGCCTTCCAAGGTCCACGGGCACTCGTACCACTACGCGCTGTCATCACACCGTGTGCACACTGTCGTACTGCACCTGCCGTGAACGCTGCTGCCGGTGCGGGTGCTGGTGGTTGACCCCATGATGCAGCGGGTGGTGCTGCTGGTGCCACGTCAGGTACACCTGCTGCTGCTGGTGGTTGTACAGACGCTAACGCTACCTGTTCACCAACAACACCGGCACCTGATAGTTGCTGTTCAATCTCCGTGAACGTAGCGATACGGTCTTGGATGATTGCTAAGCCAAGATCAAACGAAGGCTCATCGTTACCGTACACGTTAATTAACGTGCCGGATCGTGTCTTGAAGTTTACTTGAACTAGTGTGTCTTTCGATGCGGTCATGCTGTCACTTCCTTAATGTCGTTTTCCAATACGGGTGGAACGATAGCAGGGTTTTGCGTGTAGCAGTGATCCGACACGCCACACCACGAGCAACCCATCCCAACGTTGGGGAGAAAGATCCCTTGCTTAATGATCTTGTACGTGTCCCGCATGAAACGGGAAACCATTTCGGGTGGGAACATGTCAAGGTCACTTGGTTGTGTGAGTGTTCCTTCACGACCCATCCAGTAGGCACCGTAACGAATATCTATATCAAACATTTCACGTATCGCTAAACGGTACACGCCTAGTTGCAGTGACGACTTCGGTGGTTGCCCTGTCTTAAGGTCCACGATGAGTAGTTCACCAGTTGTTTTGTCTTGGAACACGCGGTCAATGTAGGACTTCAACATTGTTTCGTTGGGTAGCATCGCTTCGATACCTATTTCAATGGCTGGTTTGCCGTTAGGTGCCGTCCATACTTCTATGTTCGGGTTGAGTTGCCTCCACCTGACATAGTTACCCACCATCAGTGGGCCGTTAGCCCTCCACCAGTCGGCGTCCTCCTTGTTGGGTAGCGCCTTGCTTTTGCGGCCACCTGCCCTCCACGGTCGGTCACCTCCTTCGGTGAGTAGTGTCTCGAAGGTTTTGTTGAACGTGGATATGCCTGCTGCTAGGGCGTCGGTCATTCTGCCACCCCCAGTAGTGCGTAATCTACGGAGTCACATGCGGAGTGAACGGATGTTCCCCCGGCGAAGAAGTAAGCGTTACCTTCATCTACTTTCTCTACACGGGTGAGTCTGTACTTCTCCCCGCAATCGTTGAACGTGGTCATCCCGGAGTACGAGATGTATTCTGGTATTTTATTCACAAGAGCAACATACAACATAAAGTTGTTAGTTGCCAGTTAGACACGCCGGTTTTGGACACAAAAAAAGAACCCCCCGTAACTCCGGTTAGGGAGAAACGAGGGGTGAATCTTTTGCATTGGCGTAGAATGTTTAACAGTACACGAAGGAGGAGCGAAGCGACGACTGAGTACCCGGTGTTTAACAGGTGAGGAGCAGCCCTCTGTGGGGCTGCGACGAACGGTGGGTTACTTCCGGTTGCCGTCCTTACGGACTCCAGTTTAAGTACGAGTTTTGTGGCTTGTCAACCTGACACGCCGAATGAGATGAATGTTTTTATTAAACCTCACCTTTTAGTGAGGATAAGCAGGAAGTGAGCATTAAGATTTAAGGCACCTTAGAGGCTAACGAAACAAGGTTGATAGGATATGACCCGGGACCCCTGTGGGAGTGGTCAGAGTGCCCTTAAAGCCCCGTTAAACGGCGTGTCGTGGGTACCTGAAGGGACACCACTGCCCCCTATGAGAGCCGTAGAAGCACTGTCACGAGACCACCAATGTTCTCACCTTTTAAACCTTTAGACGGCGGGGTGATCCTGTTCATGGATACTTTCTCCACGTAACCCTCAGCCACCTCACCCGTAGTGTGATCCGTCCAACGGATCGTAGCCGAAGTGGACTCCAACTCTTTCAACACACTGAACCTAGCCCACGACAAACCAACCGAACCGTACGCTTGACCCTTACGGTCAGTCTCAAAGTCGAAACACATCAACGGCACAGACAGCAACTCTGCCCTGCGAGGGGCAGGGATAGCGCGAACCTGAAAACCTATCATCTCAGCGGAAAGAGAACGATCATCGTTAGACTCCAACTCGAAAGCAACAAACAAGTTAGCGACAGGACCCGGTGCGACAATGTTCAACTGACCCACCGAGTCAGTGACAGTGCCGTTAACAGAAATCACTTGATCCCAAGTGGACGGTGCCGTCGAACCAGCAGCGTTAGCGTAAGCAGTAACACTACCGGCACTTTCACTCTCAGCCAGCAACCTTAAGTCACGCCAAGCCTTCGACTCCAACGTACCCAAACGGATACGCCCAGTCTCAACCCATCCAGTAGGAACAAACGTTGCCGCTTCCTTGTACACGCCCTGCGTGTCCACACTAAACCACAACTTATCCCCAGCAAACGTAACCTGAGTGGCCTTACCAGTAACAGTAGTATTCGTGGTAAGATCCGCTGCCGAAGCAAACAACAACTGGGTGTTGTTAATCGTTTGACCAAGGTTAATACGCCACAACCCCGCCCTGTTTACACGGTCACCAGAAGAAGACTTCGACCCGACAGTCACAAACACAAACGAACCAATAGCAACAGCGTCAGTACAACCATCAACAGACTCAACCGTCAAAGGGCCAAGGTTCAAAGAACCATTAACGTCCATCGCCGCAACACGGGCACCCTTAGAAGTACCCACGATAAGGAACGTACCCAAGTAGGAGTACAACGAGTTTACTGATTCACCGCGAGGCATCTCAGCCACGACAACAGGTTGCTCCAACGTCACAGTGGTGGCGGTCGTAGCAATAGCGACACGGTAAATAGAAGACACGTCGTTGGCGTAGCCAGACAAGTAAATACTCGTTGGCCCTTCAGACACGTCATTCCACACCCAGTCGGTGCTAGGGTGAGTGTAGAAAACAGGTGGGTGAACGACACTGGCGGGTGACAAGTCAGTCACCTCATGCACCTCATTGTCGCACACGTAAACCAGACGGGACTTAACCCAACGCACAAGACTACGGGAAGTACTAGCCTTAGCGTCGTAAATCTTTGCGCCAGCACCCGAAGGCAACGCACCCTTGTACAAACCAACAGTAGTAGTGAGGAACCACGACAAACCGTCAGTGGTAATAGATTGAATGTCTTCCGTGCTACCCCACGTTATTGTGGTTGCAGTGTTGTCGTTAGCGATATGCTTCAACACGTTGCCGGTTGCGTGAAGAACACCCGTACCCACACCCAGCATCAGTTGACTGGCACCGTCAGAAGAATACACGTTACTTGTGTCCTTCAATAAAGAAAGAACACCTGCCTGCCACGGGTTAACCCCACCGCCACGGTTATACCTGAACTGTGCCTCTTCCGCTGAAACCTCTAACGGTTCAGCAGTAAGAAGACCGCTACCAAAATGCCACGAAGACTGCGACCTGATCCAGTAACCAGAATCAAGAGACTGCTCACCGGGGTTACGTTCGTTATCTACACGTTCCCTACGAAACGGTGCCGTTTCGCGTTGCAACGGGTACGAGCGACTGAACCCAAACAAAAACTTTAGACCAGCAATGTTGCAGTCCCACGATATAAAATCTGGGGTTGCTGCGTTGACTTGTGCGAGTAAGGAAGAACCAAGATCCTCTACGACACCATCAGAAATATCTACTGGCATTACGCTCCCTAGTTTGTAGAGTTCTTACACTGTTTACACGTACACTGGTCACACTTGACGTCAAGCATTCCGAAGGTTCTTTGCCCACGCACGTCGCGTCTTCAAACGCCTACCAAGAATAGGTAGCGGCCACAACGCACCGTTCTTTTGTGCTGCCTGTGTAAACGACACGTGAATGTGTTGATAGTGCCCGTAGCCTCTACCACGAAACACCCACCATTTACTACGATACGTTCCACTAGCAACTTGACCCGTATGCACCACGTACTTCACGCGGTCACTACCGGGCAAACCTGAAGCGGCATACTGAACGAGTTGCTTTGCAAGGTTCTTTGCGTTGCGGCCACGCCGCCACTCACCTCTACCGAAACCTGAATCTAAATCGACGGCGTGAACCCATCCTTTAGAGTCAGGATTGTGATCGGACTTTCTGGTTGAATGCTCCAAATTTCCAATACTACCATCGCTCGCCTTGTCCCTACCGGGGAAACGTGCATCAAGTTGTGCCCGAAGGGTTACACCACCGGCAACCAGTTTCCATGCCATTAGGAATCCTTATCAGGGTGAGTGTTAGTAAACGCTAAACCACCAATGAAGATAGCGTTAGCCATAGCAATGAGGGTGACAGCGAGTTCATCCGAAATGTACCCGAGAATAGTAAGAACAGGGATGGTTGCGGCACTAATACCGTACAGGTATTTACGCCACTGCGTCGAAATGTTGGGCATGATGTTTCCTTTCATACAAAAAGCCACCCGAAGGTGGCTGTTTAATGTGGAATAACGAGTGCGTTATTCCATGTTATGTCGAATCAATACCGTTTTTGGTAGCGTTGCGTCACCAAGACTGTTTACCTAAACGGTACGTTTCTCACATGGAGAAACAAGGAACCATTCTGGAACAGATCGTCAACGAACTGGAACCAAACGGAATACGTTGCACCCCCGATGGGGTTGGATGGACGTGTACCACTGGACGCGGGAATGATGTGTTTGTGAGACTTCACCCCGAAATTGGGGAATGTGGGACAATCGTTTTAACTTTGCTCTGGTTTGATCTCAAGGAAAAATCAATACAGTATCCTGCGAACCAAACGGTCTTAGTTGCTGACCGGATAATGGAACACATGAACGACGGGGTTTTGTAAGAGTGTGACCTATCGCCTACACGCCATCATTTAATGATAAGTGGAGTTATACAAACTTTACATGTCAGAAAAACGTGTAAGGTTTCTGACCAAAACTTTACTTATCAAGATGCCACACAATATGCCCATCCAGTTTCGTCCGAACATCAGCAACATCTAGTTCAATCCTGTTCAGTTGATCCTTAGTGGAGTTCCCGCCGTTCGGTTTAAGATCACGCTGCATCGCGCTCACCTGCGCTTTCACAATCCACAACAACCCAGCAATCACAGCAGTAATAACAACAGTGCTGACACCGAACAAAGAAATGACTTCCGCTGTTGTCATGGCTCCACCACTGGGCTAACGAACTCATCAAGTACCGGGTCGTACGTCATGCCTTGGCCTGCGTACTGTCCCCTGAAATTGTTGTTGTACGACGTTTGTAGCCAGTCCCCTTCGATACCGATAGAGGCGATGAAGGCTTGCCCGATAGGTTCGGAGTCTGGATACTCACCACCGCCACAATCGGAGTTGTCTACCACGATGACGTTGCGGACGATGTTGTTTTCAATTCG